CAGACTTGAGGGGCGCATACTTGGGGGGCGCAAACTTGAGGGGCGCAGACTTGAGGGGCGCAGACTTGAGGGGCGCAGACTTGAGGGGCGCAGACTTGAGGGGCGCAAACTTGAGGGGCGCAGACTTGAGGGACGCAAACTTGAGGGGCGCAAAAAATTACGAATCAAACCATGACTTTTTTATTCAATTAATAATAAATAACAGCAACAAATTTTCAACACAACAACAGGAGATAGCTTCAAGAATATTTGCGTTTAGATTATGCTGGGGTAGCATCAAAAAAGAGTACAAAAAAGAGGCGATGAAGATATTTAAAATATTGTCAAAATTAGGGTGGGATGAATACGAGAAAAAATACAAGTTAGAGTTGGGGGAGTAGATGAAAGGATATAAATGCAGACATAAGGAATTTGGATTTTGTAGTGGTAGTTACGGTGTTCATTGTGAGCATTACAATTATATTAAGGATTGGTGCGATTCGCCTATAGGAACCTGTGATGAAGATTTTAAATCCTGTAAATATAATATCTACAAAATAATTCAAATAAAACAAGTTGTAAAATGTTCTAAAAATCAAGGGGATTAGGGGGGAGTGGAATGAAAACTTATTATATTTCTTTCGGACAAATCCATGTTCATAGTGTTAATGGTAAAACATTTGACAAGGATTGTATTTGTGCGATTGAAGCAAAAGACGAAGAAGAAGCACGAGAAAAAGCGTTCGAGTGCTTCGGAAATAAGTGGTGCTTTATATATAAAGAAATACCTGACATGAAATGGTTCCCAAGAGGAATTATTAATCTATAAACAAAGGGGCTCTATGCGAAAAGACAGGGATGTGGAATCGTATTTAGTGATACCGAAAAACTCGGAACTTTTAACTCTGGAAAGTGCCAAAAGAATAAAGAAATATTTTGCCAAAGTTGGGGTAATTGTAAAAGTTGTCCGTGTCAAGGGGAGGTGATGACTAGCAGAGTTTGTTTTGAGCGTGTTGAGGAAGAACATAAATGAAAATAACATATCTTGATTTGTTTTCCGGCATCGGTGGTTTTCACAAAGGTATTTTAGAGGCTGGAATAAAAATAGAAAAGAGCTACTTTAGTGAGGTAGATAAGTATGCAATCCAAGTTTACAAAAGACACTTTCCCGAAGCGGAATACCTCGGAGCAGTTGAATCTATTCGGGGAGATAAATTCCCCCAATTCGATCTCATCACTTTCGGCTTCCCTTGCCAAGATTTGTCGGTTGCTGGAAAGCGGGCAGGACTCGGAGGCAAGCGAAGTGGCTTATTTAGTGAAGCAATTAGAATCATCAACGAAAACAAGCCCTGTTATTTTGTCTTTGAAAACGTCAAAGGTTTGTTTTCAAGTAACGAAGGAAACGCCCTTGAAATCATACTGCAAGCAGTTGCCGACATTGGGTATGATGGTCAATGGCAAGTGCTTAATACTTCCTGGTTTCTCCCCCAAAATAGAGAGCGGATATACTTTGTCGGACATCCTAGAGAAACAAGTAGGCCAGAAGTATTTCCTATCACAGAAGGCAATGCAGGGGTTAATCCTAAAAGCAGGGGTTAATCCTAAAAATTCTTATGCTATCGGGGCTTCATATTCAAAAGGGAAATACGGAAAGAGTAGAGGAACTTTAATACAAAATTGCACAGACAGACAGACAGACAGACAGACAGACAGACAGACAGACATCAAAGACCATAAGGGCAGGAGGGGGAAGGAGTTTAACGGCAAAACACAGTTGGGATTTAGTAAATGTGTCGCAATGCGAAGTTGGCCTCGGACTGGCAAAAATGACAAAGACAGAAAGCAAAGACTTGAAGAAGCGCCCATAAATGGCACGAACACAATCACTAGGGTATGTAAGGACAATTTAATTATATGCAAAAATCAAAAATAAAACAGTTGAATAGCGGTAAAACAAGCCAAAGCCAGAGAATTTATGACACGGGGGGTATTTCATGTCAGCTAACAAGTCAAGGGGGGGGGCAGGGAGCAAAGACGGGATTATATCTTATCCCCGAAGCCACAAAACAGGGTTACGCAGTAGCAAAAGAGGGTGACAGTATAAACCTCTCTAATCCAAAATCTAAGACTAGGAGAGGAAGGGTTGGGGTTGCGAATACGATTGACAGGCAGATGGAACAGTACACTTTAAAGGGTGCGAGGATTCGCAGACTAACCCCGATTGAATGTGAAAGACTTCAAGGTTTTCCCGATAATTGGACTCAAGGAATAAGCGATAGCCAAAGATACAAATGTTTAGGCAATGCCGTGAGTGTCCCGGTAGTAAAAGCAGTAATGGAGAGGTTGTTTAATCAAGGCAAAAACAAGGGGTAAGAGTGAAAAAAATCATTGGCAATATAATTATCGCTATAGCCGTTGTGTGTCTAGCGGCCCTGATGATGGCGATTGTTTTGGCTTCGAAAGAGAAAAATCAACCCTCATAGTGTGGAAGATCCCATTCAATTATTATCTTGCCAGAACATTCTTCCCGCCAGATGTTATGGTAATAAACCGCCAAGTCAAATGTCTCTTTAAAACCATAATCAATGTAAACCGAACCATCCGGGCGGGTAACGACAAAATAAATATCCGCGGCCTTGCCATCCTGGTGTGCACTGCGTTTCAGTATACCGTCTTTCTGAGTAACTACCCTTAAAGGATCAACAACAACCCATTTCCTATCAACGAGTTGGCGCCCCTTGGCGTATTCCGCTTCCTGGGCGCTTGCAGACCGCCCCACATCGAACAAAACGGGCTCATGACCATCTTCTATCATTCTTGATAATAATGCAGCCAAAGCCCTCGTAAACGCTCTACGGTTCATTTCTTATCCTTGCTTAAAGGCAGCGAGAACCTCTTTTGAGTTTTTATATAAACAGAACACTGATTGTTCGGACAGACAAGTTCTGGCCAAAAGTATGGCCAGTCTTTATCGGCATTGCGTTCCAACTTCGTTAAACAATGGGGGCAGAGGGCCTCTTCCATATGATTTTAGAGTTGTCTACGTAAGTAGTCTTTTATGAACCCGATAACTTCACCAGCAATCGCCGCGGAGGTTACTTTAGGGATTCCTTTTGAAACCAACAGATCTGTTAAAGGAATTAACAGCAGGTCCAACTTTGGAAGTACAAAATCCAGCACAACACTCTTTCTGTTCTCCCACCACACCTTCAGCCACTGCAATACGTTTTTCATGCCACACCTCCAGTTAAATTTTATACACTATTTTCTACTTTCTATATACTCTTTTAAGAGCTGATATGTGTCGTGAATTTCTTTTTGAGATATTTCAGATTGTCTGTGTTTTTGCTCTAGCAAATCCACGCGGCATATTATAGCCTTGTCTGTGTAAACAAGTTCCCAGTATTTACTGTTCATGCCCCACAGCGTAGCAATACCTCCAAGTAAAAGCGAAACAATAATTAAGACTCCTTCCAGGGTAAGGTTTCTCTTAAACCAATTTTTCATATTTTCTCGATTAATTTTTCTTTAAAGTCGTCGTCCTGTTCGTTAGCCGCAAACAACCGTTCATTCATTTTTCGTACTTGTAACTCGTATTTAAGAATCAAACCCATAAGTCCGGCAATAATGTACCTATATAAGTCCTTAGTTTCCGATTCCGATTCCGCCCTGTTGTCCTCAGCTTTTTGTCGCCCTACTTCTGCTTTTTCTGCTGATTCAACGTATCTCTTTATTACTTCGGAATCATTGGTTAGATTTCCACCCACCGAAGTAGATATGGTTTCATTGATTTGATTAAGTTCGTTATTGAACCCAGCAATAGCTGAACCATTGGCTTTTAAATCGTTTTGCATTTTGTCAATTCTACTGTTGACCTCTCCCTTAAAAGCGTTCATTTCCTCGGACTGCGCTTTTAAAAGATTATTCTCCATAAGTGGAACCTTCCTATTTCCCATAGCAAAAGAAAACGAAGCACATAAAGTCAAAACCATAATTACTTTTATAGGATTAATCACTTTCCCACCCCCTTTTTTAGTTCGTCTATTTGTTTCTGCAAATCTTTTATTTTTTCCAAAAGCAAAACCGACAATAACGAATATTGTATACTTTCTGGCTCGCCATCTTTGTACTCGACAATTTCGGGGATAATTTCTGCAACTTCTTCGGCGATTAGACCTATATGTTTATTCTTATCGTTCTCATTTTTGCTGTAATAAGAAACTGGACGTAATTTCATTATTTTCGATAACGGTATGTCTAAATCAACTATGTTTTTTTTATATTTTCGAGAGGACGTTGAACGGCTTATTAAACCAGTCGTAGCGTCAATGTAACAGTTAGCAGCTGACGCTGTTGTTCCGTGCGAAATAAAGACACCGTTATAAAGTTTTATTTCAGGAGCGGAAACATTACCCGCAGACCAGATCTGAAGCGTGTCAGTAGAGTTTATTCTGGCAATCCCCGCTCTGCTCTCATCAGCACTGCCAAAAAAAGAAATACCTACATCGTTGGAACCATTGTTGAGCGTAATATCCCCGCCATGTACGTCCAGTTTTGTTGTAGGGCTTGTCGTCCCAATCCCCACGTTGCCGGAAACATAACAGTTTGAGGATATTGTTACTTCCTTAGTAAAGGTTTTTTTAGCGTAGATATACTGCGGAGAATATAAATCCAGAACACGGATAGACAAGTCATCGAAATTTATCCTCGTGTTTCTGTCTTCGCAAGTCCTGGGAGGAATCCATCCAGCAGAAGCCCAGGAACATGAAAGAAATAATAGAAGTATAATTTTTTTCATTTAACCTTCCCGGTAAGGTTCTGCTTTATTACCCTATCTTTGGAGATTAATTTAATTATATCCAGAGGAACAAAATAGTTCCCGGATAAGAAGTTAATGAATTTGCTCTTATCACCACCAGCCAACTTGAGAAGTTCATATGTACCTTCCTTACGCGTCAACAGATTTTTACTCATCGCGTATTTTATCACGTTTACTGCTTTTATGTTCGCGGAGATGTTATTATATATCAAGGACTTCTGCTCGGGGCTCATGTTTTGATATAATCTTGAATAGTTCGGATTTTGATTAAAGTCATCAAAAGTTTTCTTTATCTCCATGCCGACGTGTTTGTTAATATCGTAAAGCGCCTCAGTGGGTATTTGAATTTCTTTCCCGGCCACTGTCTGCTTGGGTTTGATTTCTGTGGGCGTAGAAATAGTGTCCGGGTTCTTTGCTAGGGAAGAAAGCTCTTGAACCGTTTTATCTTCCTGATTTAGAACAGGTGTACTACGCGTAACGTCTATCATAGTCGCGGCAGAGCCAGAAGGTCTTTTTAAGTCTTTCCCAAAAATATTGTATTTTACGGGCAGTGCCTCTCTCGCAGCAGGAACTCTGCTTTGAACACTCATTTTAATTGACTTGAGCAAATCCTGTTTATCCCGGGTCACTCGCTGAGATTTATCCGTTGCTTTGGCTATATCACCAACCAATGTCGGAACCACGGATCCGGCAGTGCTAGAAAGCATATACTCTCCAAACCGAGTCGGGTCGTTTACTGCCTCTAAAACTCCGGAGAGTCCCTGTAAGAACGTCTGATCAACCACAGATTTACCAGCTCCGGCAACGCTTTGCGCGAGAGCCTGTGTTTTGCTTCCGGTTTCTTGAAGACCTTTCTGGAAATATGCCCCTATCAAAATAAGATTTCCGGCCGGGCCTAAGTAATTAAGACTATAGTTTCTATCTCCGACTCTTATTGAGTTAGGTGTTTTCCCCTCAAGTTCCATCTGTTCACGTTCGCGTTCAGATTTAGGCATACCAAGAGTTATCCTGCCTTTTTCATACAACTTCTTACCAAGATATAAAATCGGAGCCCCTGTAGTCACTCTGCCCAGTGCTAGGGATAGTTCTCTCTGGTTAAAGGCACCTTTGCCTATCCCCGACATTAAACCATCTAAAATAGGCTTTAAAGCGCCCGCAGGCGTGTAGTTTATTACCTGAGTAGCTACAGCAGCAGGAGTTTTCGCAAACGGAATAACAAATTGCCCTACCGGGCCTGAACGCTGTATTGCTTTACCTATATTGCCGAGCTGAGTTTCGTTTGTGTATACAGCTATCTCTGCATCCTTTGTGGCATTTTTTATTATGTTTTCGGGTATCTTTCCTGCTTCAAGATTCTTTTTTACATATGCGTCTAAAGATTTCCCGGACAATCCTTTGTTAATTCCGGCCACCTTAGTTTGTTCTACAATCGAAGACCGCAATGCTCCATAATAAAACGGTTGATCCTGGGCGCCCATGTTCCTGAAAGAAATATTCACGTATTTTTTAAGGACCGGACTATCGAAATTAACTTGTAGCTGGTCGTATTTCATCATGGGGTCGCCACGCCTGGGATCAAACCCAGTCTTAAAAAATGTAGCGCCGCGGTGTATCCCTTCTTTGAAACCTTTCAAATATCCTTCCCCGGAAGTAGTTACACTACGTTTGCCCGACAACAACGATATTGCCATGTCGTATGGAACGGCTGCTGTCTTTGAAATATTTTCAGTTATAGCGTTTGTCGTGTTTGAAAGTATATTGCCACCAGTGGTTTTTATCCCCGTAAGCAGTCCAGCTTTCCAAATGGCTATTGCTTTATCGGCGATCTTGGAAGGAATATAACTGTTTATTTTTTGGTTTAGATCATTAAGGGCAATAAGTTTTTCTTCGCCGTCTGGCATTTTTTGAATGTTCTCAGACATAGTTCTTAATTCATCGGCCCGGACTTTGTCAATTTTAAGTTTAGGTGCCCAGTTGGGAAACTTTTCAGCAACTTTTGAAAGACGTCTTTGGGCGAAGCCTACAACACCTTCCGGAGTAAGATTGTTATAGAGCGACACTGCCTGGATGGTTCTGCCAGCTTCACGTAGTTGTGGGTCAAGCGTGTCAATAATTTTTTGAGAAATATCAAAGTTATTTTTTGAGTTGTAGTGTTTGATAAGTTCGCCAGCCAGCGCGACATTCTCGTCTGTTGCTTTTTCTGACAAAACCCTATTGAGTGCTTCATCCGGATTTGTTTTTATACTCTCTTGGGCTCGTGCAAGCATGGCGGCATTTGGTTTTACTGTATATTCGCCGCCAAGTTTGTCTGCCAACTCAAGAGGAGTCTGTTGGCTGTTTTTAATAGTTTGAGGATAAGACTTTAGCCGGGTCTGCCCTGGTAATGGTTCATCTTGAATCTTCCTTCCAAAAGTGAACTGGGTTTCAGGCTTAACTTTTTTACCAAAACCGGCTATCCTGGATTTTATGGCTTCGGGTGTCACCTTATCAATTTGCAAAGCAAGTGTACTGCCTGAAGGTTCATTGAACAACACATGGGCTGGATATGCCGGTCCCGAGGCGTCTGCTGGGATGCCCTGCTGTATGCCAACGTATTTACCCCCGTTTTGCTCGATTATAGCCTTTAATTGCTCTTCCTGGGTACCGGAAGCCGTTTTTGGAATAATCTTGTCTAAAATAGGCGTTTCCGGAGCTTTGGCGGGCATTGTAGCTCTCTTTTCGCGCAATAAATCCCCTATTGTCCTGGCAAAAGGCTTTAATGTGTTTACGCCTCTTTCAATCATCCCTGTTCCTAAAGCTGTCATTCCTACATCAACCGGGCTGGTTGGTATGGTAAAATCCAGCGCGGTACGTCCTATTTCGCTAGGCAAACCTTTCCCGGGGATAGATTTCTGCATATTCTCTTTCATTTTCTGGATTAGCGGGATTGGCTGATAAAAGGGTTTTACAACCTTGTTTGCTTCAGTGGCAATATCTGACACCGCTTCCGGATGGCCCTGAATCGCCTTGCCTGTGGTTGAGAACAATTTTTTAATTGTGTCCGCGGCAACATTGGCAGCACTAGGTACATCAACCCATCTGTCGTTTTCTGACATAGCGGTAACGGGTGGCGTAGGTGTAGAGGGCACATCTTCCCATCTAGTGTCAGGCGTTGAAGGTACGTCTACCCACCTATCGTCCATTTTGTTCCATCCCATGTCCAAGTTTTATTTGTAACCTTATCGAGTTTTTTCTGCCCAACCGTTGTACCGGGCATTGGCGGTGGAGTGTCAACGGAACCCGTGGGAGTAGCGGGGGACTTGGGTTGTGTGCCTGGAGTGGCCGGATTGGGCGGCGTAAATCCACCACTGCCGGTGCCAATTCCATTTATCAAGTCCATTACATTGAACGGTGGCAACGCCCGGATCATCTGCAAAACCTCATCGCCATATTTATTTTTAAAAGCCACCGGATCCGTGGTGAGTTCTTTTTGCAGCGCCATTATACCTTTCATTTGTTCCAACTTCGTATTGTTTAAATTTGTTGTTGACGATTTAAGCGCGTCGGCAATAGTCGTATCGGGTTTCACGATAGTTTCCGGCGGCATTTTTCCACTCAGAAGTTCTCTGATGTTGGGCGCATAAGGACGTTCTGGTGCAGAAGGGCCTGCAACTCCCGGTTCAAGTGGAGTAGTCGCCGGTGACGAAAATTTCAACTGTCCTTTCAGGTAGGCTTCCGTAGTGGCTTTATTCGCCTCTCTATTAATGTCAACAGCAGACTTCCTCTCAGTAGCCTTATTCTCGCTATACTTATTGGCCATGATCTGCAACGCCTGGACAAGGTTGTCGAGAGAAGACGTCTTTGCCTGTTGTTCCCTTTGCTTCTGTTGGTTTAAAACCGACATCACCGTTTCTGTCGGAAATCTTGAAAATTGATATGCCATTTTTTTCTCCCTATATTGCGGCAGCGGTCACTGTGGCCGCGGCTGGTAATAGTTTTGTCCAATCAAACTCTGTGTCTTTGTTTAAACTGTTCAGCCAAGAAGTTAAATTGGCGTTCTTGGTCCAGTCTTCGTTCGCATAAATTCTGTCCAACATGGTTTCTAAGTCGCTGGTATTTACTTGGTTTTCTCCGGTTATTGTTGACCAGTTAATGCCAGATGCCGTGTCTTCTTCGCCGTACATGCGCGCGATTGCATTTGTTATGTCGTTGTAGTTTGTTGATTTATTCGTGTTTATGGTACCAAGAGTTTCTGTTAGCTGCCTAATCGCTTCATCGACATCTTGCTGATTCTGGTACTGAGCTATTCCAGTTTCGTATTGTCCCATTGCCAGGTTCTTTTCCACCGCGGCATTCTTTGTAGCTTTCTGTGACGCGTATTCTTCGGAAGCAAAACCCAGTGCTTTGTTCAATGCGTCCATTGTGTAATTGTTGTTTATATTCTGGCTATTCTGAAGGGTCTGGCCAGAGAACAACCGGCCCAAAGAGTTCATCGTGGCTGTGTTACTTTCCAGATCCGTTGCTTTGGCGCCCTCCTGTGCCTTTTGTAACGTCGGCAGCCAGGAGTTTACCGTGTCAGGGTTAAACTGTGGATCAATGGCCATTTCCTCTTGGATTATTCGTTTTGCCTCGGTAACATAATCCGGCTCTTTATATTCAAATTTAGGCACCGCCGGTTCGTTGGTTTTTGATATGCTGCTATTTACCCAGGTGTTTAAGTTCAGATTAGCGTTGTCCGGATTAATGTCATAAAGATCTGTGAGTTGAGTGGCCTGATCTTCTGTTATGTACCCACCTTCCAAAGCAGTCGCAACGCTTTCACCAAACTTAGTTTTTAAATTAGCGGCATTTGTGGTTGTTATATCTTCTGCGCTTGTTGGAGTTTCCGGGTTGTTCTGCTTAGTTACAAAGTCGTTTACCCATGTGGTAAGGTTCGCTTTGGCTTGATCGTTCAACCCACTATCCCACATGCCTTTTAATTGAGTAGCCTGGTCAGCTGTAAGATAACCATTTGTAACGGCAGTGTCCACGTTGCCGGTAAACTCTGTTTTAAGGTTGTTTTTTTCATTAGTTTTTGTATCAGCAACCTTCTGGTTTGCCGATTGCTCGTTAATAAGATTTGCAAACCCTGTACCATTACGCAAATCTCCAACCTTTGTCATAAACTGTTCTAAACTTAGTTTGTCATAGACAGGATTTGTAAGTGCTTGTTTGAGATATTGAGCATAGTAATTCATTATAATACTAGAGTCTGAAGCTCCGGCACGTGATTCTGTATTACTGATCAGGTTGTCAATCTGTTCCTTTGTCCAGGTATACGGATCTCCGGGTGGTAAATTTTCTGCATTGAAATTGTCAGCCATATATTTTTCTCCTACTCCTTTTTATGGGACAAACGGTTTGGGTTCGTAGTATAACTCCATACCGCGTATGTTGAAATATTCGTTGCTGTAAATTTTAAACTGAATGTATTTCCCCGTCCTAGTGGCACTTGGTAAAGTTAATCTCGAAGTATTTAATCTTGTCGAAATTAATGTCGGAGTTAAAGTATATGTATTTGTTGAACCATCTAGAGTATAGTCAATCTTATAACTCACCGTGTCTTTGCTGGACGTCACCCACAGCGATTTAAAAATCTTGTCAGTCAACGGCAACCCACAGTCTATGTTCGGGGTAAAGTAATACGCGGTATACGTGCCTATCGCGTCTTCATATGTCGAGCCAATGTTCATTTTATAAATCTGACCCGTGCTCTGCGAACTACCCATTAGCAAGTCGCCGCGATACGTGCAAAAGGCGCTGGGGTAAACGTTGTCGTACATCTCAAAGACCCCGTTCTTATTTAGCCGGTAGATGTAGTTGTTTATTATATCGCCATCTAAAACACCGAGATACGTTGAGTCTTGGTAAGTTTTTAAAACGGGAACGCTGTTGTTGGTTCCGGTATAAGTTATTGAAAAATAATTTGATGTTGCGGACTCTGATGCTGCCGTAATTGAAAACGATGATACAACGTGAATATATGGCCCGGACGAGAGAGAAATTGTTGTCCCGTTTGAAACTGTTTGCCATGGTTGAGATGCGCCAACGGGATTTGTTCCACCACTCTGTGCGTGATATGTCACTCCTCCAGATTTTGTGGCAGCAAACGAGCCCCATGCCCCCCAGTTAGTCGCTGTTAATACCTGAGACGTGTGAGAAGCATTTTTAATATATTTATTAAATTCAAAATATAGTTTATTGCTGTTTGATACCCACCCACCCACCATTAAAAAAAAGTCCGTGGCATGTGTATTTGTTGCCGCACCATAAAATCCGAACGACTGAGCGCCTTGTACAAAAGTTGATGTCGTAGCAATATATATATAATAACTTGTCCCTGCGACCATACTTGTACTTAAAAAAGGGACAGTTACCGTCTGTTCTACATCGGCTGTAAGCGATATAGTAGTTGATTCAATTAAGACAGAAGACGAATTTCTAAGTGATATTTCTACATCGCCTCTAGCACCGCCAGTTAAAGTCGGGTAAGTACCGACAGTATACCCATTTATATACCCGAATTGTATGGTTATATTTTCCGTTGAAGACCCCACATTAAATGTCTCATCTAGTTTACAGCGGATTATTGGCTGTGTTCCACTTAGAACTAGACCCTGATATATGTTGTGGTTCAATTCACTAACGGTAGACGAACTTCTGCTTATTGCAACGCTCCCAGGGGTTGTAGTTGTAGACACATTCATAAAATTTGTTCCAGCACCCCAGTCGGCAGCAGAATCTTGGGACAAAATACTTTGATTGATGTTAAGTTGTGTCAGCGCCTTTATCTGGTTGTCTATCGGGGCAGTCAACAGAGTAAACGTCGATCCGTTAAATTTCTCCTGACCGCGCGCGCTAACAAGAGTTATGTAGCCGTCCAGATAGTCTATTGAAGAGTCGTATAGACACCCAATAAAGGGATTTATGCAGACAAGCCGGCCGCCTTCTTCAGGATCTCCGATAAACTGCCACGTGGAGTTTTCGGTAAAAATGAACAAATAGCCGTCAAGCCTTGCGAAACCAGTAACAGACTCGCCGTTTTGAGGAATGTATTCATAGAGTGTTCCGTTTCCGAGGTCTGCCGGATCGGGGTCTGGTGCTCCGGCAGCAGTGGTGCGTATTCTGGAATAGTACACGAATAGGGGATAATTTGTAACCCCGGCCCGCCACATGCGGTTCCCGTGCCAGATGTGATACTTTGCTTTGACCATGTTCGTGGAATTGTTTATCGTGTAATCGGTAAAAGTTGTTTGATTCCACATCCACTCGTTTTCGACCCCGTTTCCACCCCAAAGTTTTCCTAGGGCTGTTTCAAATGTCTGGCGCTTGTTAAGGGTAAACGTGCTGTTTATGCTGGTATACGTCGAGTTGTCTTTGGTCTGATACACACACGAAGAACAGTTGACCATCAAGTATGCTGATCCGTCGTCCGTGTTAAAGTTATAAAGGTTCATTATTGCCGGAGTCCCGGGGAGTGCGGACGTGTTGAACTTATTGTATTCCGGCCTCATAACCAGACCCATGTCTTTATCAAGAACAACGTTTCTGCTGTTCGGGGTATATTTTGTAGGCATACGCTCATCGGAAACCCTGTCCATAAGGCCGCCAGAAGAATCGTATAATTCGACTTTTTGGTCAACCGCGGCATAAGCCGGAGCGGTAAGCAATGCCAGCCAGAAGAGTGTTTTTGCTATTTTCATTGTTTTTCCTTAAAACCGCGGGAGAGAAGGAGGTAACTCTCCCACGGGAAATGGTTTATACGACACTCCTTTTTATCGGGCGCGCCTGTTATTACGTCTTAAAGAATCGTAAACGTTCGTAATTCTTGTTTCGGAACTTTTGTTGTTGACCTGGGAAAACATCTTTTTCTTTAGAATGTCGCGTTCCCGGGAATATATCGCGTATCTTTTGTCATCGGATGATAGTGCCCTCAATGCCGCGTCGAAACATATTATTTCGTGGTACGGGTACATGTCTTTTACGCCGTCAAAAGGCACATCGGCGTCTGTGCTGAATATAGTGGGTAAACGCACCATGTCTATTCTAAGTCCGTTTGTGACTGCCGCTGTGGGATAAGGCACAAGTCCGATGTAATTTATTCGTTGATACCACTGCCTGGGAGTTCCAGAGATGTCTCTCCAGCCGGGGTCTTCTGCGTCCAGGTCATTCTCTGTATACTTCCTTAGAGGCACCCATTCCCCATCACTCAAATACATAACTCCGGTGGCTTCAATAAAATAGTCGGGCATCGCATATTCAGCAGTGTTGGCGACAATGCTTGCGGTGTACCTGTACGGATCGCATTTCGTCTCGCTGCCGATGTTCTGATGGGATAGTTCTATCCACGCGTTCAACACGGCGTCGGTATTGACATAGTTGTTTGAGTCGGTATCGTTTGTTTTGCGACGTATCTCGTCTCTTATGTCCCCTCTATTCATTATGTCCTCTTTTAGCGCCCTGACGAAGAATTTCCACGTAATCCTTGGCGATGTTTTTTATGTTGTATTCTTTGGTGACAAACTTATACGCATTGTCGCCTATTTCCTTTCGTAGTTTTTCAGAGTCAATGAGTTTGCTTAGACAGTCGACCCATTCGTCCTCGGTCTTACACAGGTACCCTGTTTTACCTGTTTTTATTGTACGGCCGTAATCGTCTATATCGGAAGCAACCACAGGTATGCGTAGCATGCTGTTTTCAAGAAACCGGAGATTGCTCTTCGCGCGGTTGAAGTTGTTGTCTTTTAGCGGCGCTACCGCGATGTCAAACTGTCTGTTTGCCAACTCCTGCGGGAATTTATCTACTGTCACCCAAAGTATATCATCGAGAATTATGTTCTTTGTATACTTAAACCAATCAAGTTCCGGGCCCCAAAAATAGAACTCTATTTTGTTACCGTATTTTTCAAGTAGCCGGAGCACGGCATTCTTGATAAGCCGTATATCTCCTGTATGGTTTGGGCTACCAGCGAAACCTATCCGAATCACCGGAGTCGTTTTTGGGGGTGTTTTGACCGCTTTCCAAACATCAACATCAACCCCATTTGGAACGACGTGAATGTTTTTGTTGTAGTTGCCGTACATGTTCACTAAAGAGGGCGTTGAAACTATCATGCCATCACATACCTGCATCTGTTTAAGCAAAATCCACTCGATGTTGTTGTTCGGCTTATAGTCGTTAGAGGCCGCGTTGTATGCCGGTAAATTGCACACGTAGTCGTCTATCTCCATGTAAACCGGCTTTTTATATTTTTTCTGAATGGCCTGTATAAGCGCCACCGCCATGGGATGCCTTACCCCGCCCATAACCGTTATGTCTGCCGTTGACATAAGCATTTCAAGCTGTTTCATTATAATTGGATTTGACACCTCAAACTGCCAGTTTATTATGTCGCTGTCATAAACAGAAAACTTTGAGTGTGCTACTTCTGCCCCGGCCGCGTTCATGTGTTTAACAAATGAAACCATGCGATACCAGACTACCGCCATATTTTGAGTAAACGCGAAGAATACCTTCAAGGGCTTTTTCATTCTAAGCTACCCCCTCGCATTTCCGTCATAATACTCGATGGCAAAACGCGATGAAAGCACAAATAGTCTTCTATTGCCCGTATCTTTTTTCCTTTGTTTATCCAGTCGCTCACCAACTGAAAATCATCGGTAAGTTTCTTGGTTTCTTTCTTGTATGGCAACTTGAGAATATCCTTTCTCCTGTAGGCGGCGCTGGGGTGGCAAAAATAGAACTCCCGGCCTTCCTTAAAGTCTTTGATGTTTATATCCGTTGCCTTGAACTGGTTAGTTATCTTGTTGGAATAATCAACCCTATAATACGACGCGTTCAACATGTCAACGTTCATCTTCTTAAAAGCCTCAAGGGTTCTTTCGGCTCGGTGGTCAGGATAAAAGTCGTCCGAATCGCAAACACAGATAATATCTGCCTGGGCGATATTGTTACCCACATTCCGCGACAACCCGGCGCCGAGGTTCGTGCTGTTGCGAATATAAGTTATCCGGTGGTCCTGCTCGCAAAACCATTTCACGAGTTTCTGCGTTGAATCCGTGGAACAGTCGTCAACTACAATTATCTCGATTTCTTTGACTGTCTGCGCCCTAAGGCTCTGGACGCACTCGGCTATCCACGCCACACGGTTGTACGTAGGTAAAACAAACGACACTCTTGGTTTTTCCATGGTTACTCTCCTTTTTGTCCCCTAAACATTATTGAAATAACGCTTTGAGGGCATATGCTTCTGTATGTATGCACTTTTTGAAAACGCTTGCTTATCAAAGCATGTATGCTATCCAGTCCGTAGGAATAGGCATGCAGCCTATCGTCGTCCCATGGTAAAGCGCCATTTGCGTTGAGCGTTTCTTCGTCTACCGTAGAACCGACAAGTAATCCACCGGGCTTTAAAACTCTTCGGATTTCTTTTAAGATTTTATCCGGGGCATACGAGTGTTCGATAACCTCACTTAAATGAACGCAGTCAAAAGTTCCGTTTTTAAAAGGCAACTTTTCGGCATCAGCGCATAAGACATCTATCCCTTTAGATTGTGCTTTTGCAACAAGTTCCGGGGAAATATCAATAGCGGTAACGTGGCAGAGGTTCCGCTCTTTAAACATCAACGCCAACTCACCTGAATTGCAGCCGACATCAAGAAGTCGGCAATTCATCGGCACTTCCAACAAGAGCGCAAAGAGCTTGCCGTATATGTTACAATACGCCCTATAACCTTTAGGCATATTGTCCGGGAAGTTCAGGTGTGCTTCTTTCAATTCCGCGTTACTCAGGTACTTTCTGTTCACGTTTCTCATTTGCATTCCTCTCAACTACACCAAAACTTGTCGTCTGGTTACATGTCGGAACATATATTTTACGGCCGACATAATAATGTTCGAGGTCGTGTTTTTCTTCTTTGCCAAAATCGCCGGACTCTACGTTCTCGAACTGGCTACAAAGCATATGAAGCCCATTCTGCGTGAACCGGTAATAGTCTTGAGCGCAGTGAACTCCGTACATGTCCGGGACAGTAACGATGATTATTCCGTGGTCGCGGAGATGCCGATAACAGTTTCGGACAAGGGAATAAGGATCCTTGCAGTGCTCAAGCATTTCCGTGCAGAGAATTGTTCTATACGGCAGCCCGGGCAATCTTTCTTTGGTAAAATCAACCACGTAGTCAATTCCTTCGGCTTTGTGTATATCAACAGCATTGTATTCAGTTATACCCCTGTCGCTGAATATGCCGCGCATGTTGTAACCCTGCGCCTTTTCATACTCTGTTCCAGCGGCGCCTACGTTAAGAACAGGCCCTTGAAGTTTCCCTTCTTCCAGATACCGCTTGATAAGATCTAAGATTTCCGTTCGCATAATGACAATATCTCCTTTTTGAATTTTTCTTTATTGAGAAGATCACGGTAATATTTTGAACCTTCTTCTGTCCAGTTTAATTCAACACCGTCAGCGATAGACATTTTAGGCTTTGAGGTTTCTTTAACCTCCAAAATTTTTTCAATGATTTTGGCTTTTGTTTCAGGGTAAGTAAACGCATTGAATCCTCCGCCAAACTTATCCCAATTGTCTTTATTAACCTGGGTATCAATATACTCCATGTAGGGCATTTTAAGGTTCGTTATTGCCACCCGTCCGGCCATAACAAACTGGTTTGCAGCCATCATCATGCCATCGTGCCTCACAATGCGCAGGAACGCGCTACAACGCGGTATAATGGCCTCCATTTTGACGTACCCCATATTCTCCACATTGGCAAGGTTTCGCTTGCATTTGCCGTCCCCAAACACCTTAAAATTGATATTAGGAAGGGCCGCCATAACCTCATCCATCAAATCTCCACAATACTTGTCAAAATCCGACTTTTCGGTCTTCATAATGGCCACCGAGAACGTGTCAGGTAACGGAAGTATGTCGGGCTGGTAAATAGGCGCTATAGGCACTATCTTGGTTTCCAGTCCATAGTCTGCCATTTCCTGCCTCATTTGCTCGCATTCTACAAGGTGGTAATCTACCTGTTTTTTCATTTTGGGCATCAAAAATTTTACTTCTTCAAAAGTGAGGTTGCGTAACCAGTATATGTCCGCGCCCACCCAGTGTATGATTTTAACACACTCTTTTGTGGCGCCCCGGAACACAGATAAGTTTGAAAAGTTTTTATCCTTTCCGGTATAGCAACCGATCAGATATATCGCCTTATAATTATGCGGCTTAAAGTTGACCGGGACCGAATACCCTTTAAAATCGGCACCAAGCAATTTTGCCGTATTAATGGCATGCAGTGGAGCCCCTACGCTAGTAACACATATGTCACGTTCAGGAACACCGTTGTTCTTTTTAACGTACTTGACGCGTTCTATCCAGTTATGAGAACTGTCATCACTAAGACCCTTGGGCCGCGGTAACTCGGCGGCAAACAAAATGTCTTTGATATATTTACCTTTGGCGCCGGCCTTTACCAGCCTCAAGAAGAAATCCCAATCCTGCAATGATTTGCAACTTTCGTTCCACTTCTGGAATATCTCTTTTTTTATGGGGCTGGCGCAGTCAATGTAGTTGTAACACTCCAGTTTATATTCATCGAAGTCTTCACTTGGGAAATAACTACCGAACTCGCCTCTCTCCGCGTTTTTCTGTGGATCTATGTAGCCATATCCCCCATACACAAAATCGCAATCGGGATTATCCTCAAACGCTTCCATCCATGCGCGCACCATGCCAGGAACGGCCACATAGTCTGAGTTAAAGAACGAAAGAATATCTCCGGTAGCTATGCTGGCGCCTTCATTACGTGCCCGGCATGCACCACCATGTTTAATAGTAACCGCCGCGAAGGTTATGACGTTTTTAAACTTATCTATGATCTTTACGGCCTCTTTGCTTTCCCCATCCATCACACATATTATTTCTATGTTATCCCAGTCCTGGGTTACAAGGGACCGCAAACAACGCTCGAGATACTGTTCCGTTTTGTACACCGGCACTATAAAGCTGATTTTTTTAGACATTGCCACGCCTCCAATTTTCCGTTAGTTCTACTATTTTGTGCATGTCGCCGATGAACAATGTATCGTATAACGGTAACGACACTGTCATCTTTCCAACTATTTCGGTTTGAGATAAATCGTCTTTTTCACAGTTGATGAACGGTTTCATTAAGTGCAACGGTCTAAAATGAACCCCGCACTCTACCCCGTTCGCTGACATATATTTTACGAATCCGTCTCTATTAACGACATTCAGCCTGTAAAGATAAAGACTCATGTTAGCAAGGTTAAATTTTTCGTTGTAGAAGTCCACAACATCTTGCCGCTTCCTATCTATCTTAGGAAGTTTGCGAAGTTGTTCAAGACATATCGCCGCCTGGATTTCGGTCATGTTCATCTTCCAACCCGGGAACTCTATATCGTATTCCCAGGAATTCTTACAGATGCTTGAATCGCTGTTTCGTCCATAGAAACGAGCTTTGCGCAACCACTCCACCGCTTTTAAGTCGTTTGTGCATATCATCCCGCCCTCGCAGGACGTAATCGGTTTTGTGGGATAAAACGAAAAACATAAAAGCGTTTCGTCGTTATGCCTTAAAAATTGCCCCTGAGACACTTCGTGTGCTGAATCTATAATATTGTAAGGGACGAGCTCGTAAGATTTCCCGACCCATTCATGTTCATCAACAAAATGTATCTGACCGCCAGCGTGAATTATCGTGTTGGCAACCAACGGAACCGTCATCGATGGTATTTTTACCGGCATTGGCAGATGTCCATTATTCCCCAGCCCACGATATTTAAGTGCCAAGAAAAGTGCCGACGTGCAACTGTCAACCGCCACGGCATATTTAGAACCGATATATCCAGCAAATTCATTTTCAAATCGGTTCACGAGTTTTCCCATGCCGATATTTTTCGACATGAGAACCTCTGTAACAGCAAAGATCTCTTTTTCATCAATAGGTAATACTTTAAACGGTATCATCCTACTCTCCTTTTTCTATGCTTTTTTTTATGTTTGAAAACCGCATCCAGTTTATCATCTCGGACGGAGCCTGTTCGTTAATTATATCTGCGTTCTGCATCACGCAATGACCACCGATAAGTCCTCCGTAGAGCAATGGACGCTTCATGTTGCCCTGGTTAAGTTTATCATAGCCCGAGTTATAATCTGCCTCAAAGAACAGAAACATGTTTATGTCGGCCCCGAGCTTGTTAGCGATTCTTTCGGCCTCCTGCATAAAACAAATCTCGTAACCGTACCTTACGTTTGACATCAGTTTGCAAAACTCCAAAGAACGGATATTCTGCACCCACACTGTCTCAAGATTGCAGGACACAAAATACTCGCGTGCTAAGTCAGACGCCTCTTTCTCTCCGGCAACGAACTTTGTGAAAACTTTAATATCGTTTGCCATGTTCGGATGTTTGCCGCGTATAGGCGAGTACACACAATTTCCGCTAAGTTTCTCCGTTGTTCCTACCGGCACCGACGCATGGTTTATCGTCAGTTTTGGCTGATACTTAGCTATATAGACATTCGCCGCCTCAATGAACTTGTCTGTGTATGGGAAACACAGATGCAGCACTTCTACGTCTTCGGCTTCCAAGTCTTCTACGTCTTTGATCAATGTTTCGTGAAACGGGCTAACAACCTCAAAAAGACTTGTCCCTACCTGACCTTTCCCAACAATTAATGATTTCATGTCTCGCTCCTTTTTAAGAATATACCCGGGGGCACGAGGCCCCCGGATACACACATATTGCTCCCTACTAGTTGGTTATATAATCAACCATGATTACACCGCACGAAGGATTAAGTATCTTCGCGGCTATGGTTAATTTATATCCAGCCGTTCCGTACTGACCGAGAGGGTCAGCTTTGTCGGGCTTCATGTCAACAACGGTAATTTTGGAAGCATTCCCGTTGTCCATATTCACACCACCGTAGGCGCCCTTGCCTATGATGAGAGTTCCGTACATGGTTCCACCGGCAGAAAGCTGCGACGCGCCCGCGGACCATACTCCGGCAGACATACTGGTGGTAAAAGCGTTTGTAGTAGAGACGAAGCGCACTCCGTTTATTCTACCTATTTCGCCTTTATAACCCGCGTCTGCGTTGGCTAGGTACTGGTTCCACATTACCCATCCGTTGGTGGCCGTGTCCTGCATCAACTTATCGGCTATCGTGGGATGTATAATGCCAACATAATATCCATCTTCGTAGGGTTTCGCATTCATGTTTCTTAAATGCGTAACGGCCCTGCGGATTCTGTCATTGCACATTGCAGACAGTGACGGATCGTTAAGGTTGGTTATAGGAACTTTCGTCCAGCTTACCGTGTTATTGATAAGCAGGGGAAATCCCTGGGTGAAACAAGAAGCATACCTCGCACTTGAGGCAAGCCCCGCCATACCGGTTGAACATACGGAACCGAAACCTATCTCTTCTCCGTAGTAGTTGTCAATCGTAAGGGCAGCGCTGTCGTCAAGCAAAGAAACGGCATCTTTCACGGGATCGGATATGCTCACCATATCGAACAGGTCGCTTATCCCAATTAGATTACCTTTCTGTGTAAGCGTGGCGCTTACTTTAGAAGCGCTCATCGCTGACAGCCCTGGGACAGACAGTTGGGTTAGAGTATAACCACTCCCAAGGTTGGTCAACCTATTCCATATTACTGTGTCGCCGTTTCTGCGCGGTAATTCTTTTTTTACTGCAAACTGATCATACCTCAACTGAGGCGTCAGCCTTTCTAGGAACAGTCGGTCATAATAGTCTACTACTAGACTCGCCAACTGGTCATCAGACGTTGTAGCTCCAGCCATTGTATTATTTCCTTGCCAAGCTGTTTATTAGAGCCTCTAACTCGGCGGCCGAGGCTTTTTTAGGATCCAGTGCTTGGGGTGCTACCGGCTTTTGAGAGCCCGGTTCTGGCACCGGCACTTGACCCGGAATTGGTTTTGAAGCACCTACCACAACACCTCTACGCACTAGCCGGCCGATCGCAATGTCGTGAACTGTCGAAAGATTTTTGGGAAGATCCGTTAAATATATCGGATTTTCCTCACATACTTTCTTCATTTCATCATGCACTTCGGGCGCGTTAAAAGTTGCCGCGGTGTCAGGGGCAGTAGCCAGACGTATAACCTCTTTCTGTAACAGTGTGTTTTTTCTGTCTTCAGCAAGGGGTTCGATTTTGCTTTCCGTAATCACGTTCACAAGTTTTGCAATCGTTCTTATCGGATCTTTCGCCAGTTCCTCAACAAACCGAGCGTTTGCCGCTTCTCTGTCTATGGGCGGTGTCGCGGGCGTTGCCGGGGTTCCAGGCGTTGGTGCTGGCGCTGCTGGACTCTTTAACTTTTTAAGCTCTTCAGCCTGTTGGGTAATCTTTCGCTGTGCTTCTTGAAAAGATGCTGCAAGAGCATCGGCATCAACAATACCTGTTTTGGCTTTCAGTTGCTCAAAAGTTACTTTATCCTCCGGGGGCGTTACGATTTGCACAGACGGTTTTATGTCTGTTGCTGGCGCTCCGGGCTCCTTGGGTGGCTCTACAGGGACTTGTCCTGGCTGAGCCGGCGCAGGAGTCGTCGCCGGCTTTCCCGGTGTTTCCGGGGCTGGCGTTGGTGTTCCGGCCGGGGCGCTTTGCAACGCGCTGATCTGCGCCGCTAAGTCCTGGCTTGTGGGTTCTGCCATATATTCCTCCAAGTCCGGGCCCTTACTAGGCTTATCGGACCGTACTACTCTTGTTTCTCGTCTTCTGGCGGTTCATAGTTTGCTATTTCTTTGTCTGCCAAGTTTTGCGCCAGTTCAATTCCGTCAAGTTTTCCGTTTACGAAGTTAAGGTTCTTGTCACTGACTTCTTTTCCAGTTCCTTTTCCGCGTAACTTTTTAAATGTTTTGTCGAACTCTTCTTTAAGCAACCTTTGAAAAACTGTCCACCCGGGCTTCGTTGTCAGTTCTGACAAATCTTTAAACTCTTGAGGTGTCAACTCCATACTATCTCCTTTTTACAACTGCGGCGGTTGTCCGGCTGACGGAGGTGTCGGAGGTGGAACCTGTGCGGAACCTACGACAGAACCTTTAGTCGCTGTTCCGGCATTTGGCGCCGCACTTCCACCACCCGGTTTTTTGGGAGCACCGGGCATACCGTTTCCTGCCATGCTTTTTTGAATCATCTGCACAGCCATCATCTGCGCAATTTTTGTGATTTCCCGCATCTGCGCGTCCTCAAACATAATCTCGTTCGGGTTATCGCCTATCTCTAAAGCCGAATATATTTTTTGGTTCAAAACCGTCTGGCGAATCGTAGGATCGTCTTTTGTTATCTGTTTAAACTGAATGAGTTTTAAAGCCTGTTGAGCTTTATTCTCAAGAGTAAATATACCCGCGGGAATAAGGTCATAGTCTCGCCTTACGTCTTCCGGAGAAACAGCTACCCATTCATTTGCCTGATCACCGATTATGCGTACCATTTGTTTTACAGTCACGTACTGGTAACTGAGCATGTAGTACATCCGAAGCATTTCCTGGAACGATGTTTGTTCTAGTGTCCGGGCTATGGCCATAAACCTGTTTCCGGATGCCTTATTTAGAATCGACATTCCAGTGGCAGTATCGTTATTATCAGACCCCTGAATGCCAAGAGTCATCTTCGTAACAGACGTTACTTCCTGTAACCACCTTTCACATTCCGCGGTAAACATCGTGGCGTCTCTGGTGTTCATGGGTATGTCTAAAAACTTTATAACATTCGGATCGAGCCCGTCATACCCAATTTTTATTCCCGGCTTGGATTGAAGTTTGTTTATGTTTATACTTGCGTCTTTTGAATAAACTATTATTCTGTTAAGTGCCAACGAAATGTTGTCGTTTTTCTGGTTGACCGTCTCGTTAATAGACGTCTGCAAATCTTCACAAAGTTCCGGTATGCCGACACCGTAAAATTCGTTCTCGACAGGTATGTACGTACCTTTTATGAAAGGCAGCTTGCCATGCCAGAACGGAGTGTTTGTGTTTCGTATAAGATACTTCCCGGCAGCCACAGTAAGAACGCGTTGTTTAAGAACTCCGTCTTCGGGATCGTAGTCCATGCCCCACCGGGTTAAAGTTTCTATCCTCGCGCAATCGCTTTCTACTTTCCCCTGAGGATTAGTTTTTTCCGGCATCGTTGTGGGTATGTTATTAAGCCGAGATAAGTCAGCTTGTATTTCAGCTGAAGACCGTTTGATATTTGTGCTATCTGTTTTTTCTATCTTCAAAACTTCTTCGTTGTAGGTATCGGGGTAATACTTGTTCATGTTTTTTAGATAATCCAAAGACTGATACCCACGGACTACCACCCACCCATCCTGAATTTCTATGCTCGTTGGATCAGGAAAAACATCGCCCAGGTTTAGGTTGGTGAAAACCGGGCCATCAAAACTTATATATTGCTCGTTTTTGGGTTGCTGGCCCATAAGCCTTTGTCCTACTTTTAATCCAAAAACCTCAACCGGTTTATACACGTCTTTTAAAACTGTTCGGTGGTCAAATCTCCTGTCCCACGAAATCATGCCTATGGCTGTCCCGTAGATACAAAGGCTGCGTATAAATTGCATGAAAGCATAAACCGCGTTCGAGTTATTGAGTTGAGACTGAAGTAGTTTCTGCATTATCTTGGCGTTTGCTGTGTCTTTTGATTCTTTGGGCCGAACCTGAAAATATGGATTAGCAGAAAAGAATAATGCCTGAAGATTGGCATGCGCGGCTTCAACGATTGAACAGGTTAAAGGAATAAACTTGTTTGACATCCACGTCTCCGGCTTTTTATCTGCAACACTTCTGTACAAGTTATTCCAGTCTCGCCACTCACTGAGATACCCGCTTGACTGAAGCCAGTTCCGACTCTCGCTATGGTTTAACAAAACCAGTTCTATCCGTTTTGTAACTTCTGGATTTGGTACAAGTATTTCAACCATTTTACCTCTGTAAGTTATAAACGAGATTTAAAAAAGCGCTGGTAATTGATCCGGCGCTGCCAACAATATCAATTCTCATCGGGCAACTCATCGAACCCCGGAATCCTTCCAGGGGGATATTGACAAGTTTGTCAACGGTTGTGGCGGCCCCGGTTTCTTTTCTTATTTGTTCTGTTGAAGTCGTTGAACCATCGTAAATGTTTACTGCTAGAGAACCTGATGCGTATGTAGCATTGACTACAAGGTTGGTAAGGTATATTGCCGCGTCTCCAGCGGGAATTATATACGACATGCCTTTAACAGCATTTGAGTCAAGGCTAAGTGTTGCGGTATTAGATTCTCCAAAAATACTTTGCGGAGCAACAATGGCAAGGTCCGATGTTTTATTGAGATCGTAAACTCCGTTGGGAATAGTTACATTGAGTGTGCCATCAACACCCGGAGTCGTTGCCGGCCACGATTCAAGAACCGATTTCATAATCGCCAGAGTTTCTGTCCCGAGGAATACGTATTCTGATGTACCAGGATAAAGCCCGTTTGTTGATTTAAACGTTAAGCTCGACTCATTAACCTGTAACGTAGACGTTTGCCCTAAAGTTAAAGTAAGTGTCACTGCACTATCTGACCCATAGCAACTCCCGGACAATCCCGCAGTTATCTGCGTAGTACCCAGTCCACCCACAATTGTTGATGGAGTCGAAACAACGATACCACCCTCTATCCCTTCCGTTGTGGTGCTCAGAAAATTGGCGTAGTTTAAAAATTCCGTAAGCGTTGTCATGTTACCGTCAGCGTATTCAAACCAAGTGGTGCCAGGATAAAGTCCACCAACGCTGGTAATTGACATCGAATCCGCGTAGGTGCGATATGTTACGGATGTCGTGCGGGAAGATACTGTTGCCTCCCAGTGGCCGTTTACGTAAAACGTTGGCCCTGTAATAACGTCGGGGTTGTTATCGTTGTAGATTTTTATTCCCGTATTGCTCTGCGCCAGATACACCGACTTCGCATTTGCTGACATTGCCGCAAAAAACACAATACCCAAAACCATAAAGACTCTTTTCATTTTCTCTCCCCAAAATAAAAAGCCCGTGTATGTTCGCCATACCGCACGAACACATACACGGGCCAGATTTTTTCTATACCCTTATTGGTTATTTATTTTTTACAGCGTTTTTTCTTAGCCATTTTTTTCTACCTCAATGCTCTCTTCCTTTTTGATGTGAACTATTTTACCCGACTCGAATTTAACGACGATACAACCAAAGAACTTTTCCCTGATGAGTTGCGCTATGAGTTCAATTATTTGTTTCATTATGCGGCCGGTAGGGAGTTTCACCCCATCTCTTTCGGAATACTCTGTAAGGACCATTGCATGTAAGATTGCCAATTTTACACGCGGTGTCTTGCTTACTATTCCCAAAGCGCTCTTGGCGTTAAGCTATCCGGCCTCCTTATCGTTATTTGTACCACGGCACACTCTCGCGTTCGTCCGTGTCATCCTCAATCTTGTATCGAGGCTTGCTCATAACCAGATACCTGAGTTCGTCCATGCAGTGATCCATTATCTTCTGCGGCGCCTCGCTTGAGTTCTTATCCACGCTGTTGCGTATCTTCTGCCACTTGTACCTCTGAATCTCTTTGATGTGGTTGTAGCAAGTGCTGAAAAAATATATTTTCGGCCGCTTCGTTGATTCATTAACTTTTAAAAGCTGCTTGACTGCGTTGATCCCGGGCATGACATCGTTTGTTGCCAGCCTGGTGACTATTCCCGCCCTTCTATACTCATCGCGGACAGACACTCTCGCTACAGGATCCCTGTTTGCTGTTGACGGGTCTATCGTTGTCCACTGAATCTTGTCTGCCCCGGTCATTGAGACGATTGCTTCCGCGTTTTCAAATGCCGTTCTATCTGTCTGGTAGTATTCGTCGTACAAAAATATTTCATCGTCAGGGTTTACAGCGTACCACCCGCAAGCGGTCGGGTTGTTTATGCCATGGTCAATACTTCTGTACCGCTTCCAGTGCGCCGGAATCTCAAACGGCTGAACGATGTGTACGTCCCGGTCAAACTCTTTGTACACCAATCCCGCGAACTGCACGTACTTCCCGTAAAACCTCATGTCTCGTTCATCTTCCGTACAGTCTTTCTCAATCTCTTTGATAACATCTTCGGTCAGGTGCGGGTTGTCGTATGTTGAAAACTCAACAACGAAATAGTTTGGGTTCCCCGCGATGGCCGGTTCATAGATTTCGTCCGCTGTCCAGCTCATCCCAAGCACCGGTGTCATCGTAAACCAGATCCTTCCGTTGCGGTCTATGGTCCTCATCCGGCACTCTTTGTAAATCTGGTACCCGTGTTCCCCGGGCGGCTCTTCGTCAAACCAGATTCCGTCCTTTGCTGTGCCGCCAAACGTGTTTATTTCCTGTTCGCAGGACTTAAACCCGATCGTGGTGTCGTTCATAAGCGTCATCACGCGATACTTGGCGTCCCATCGCTTGATGGCTCTGCGCGAAACCCACTTCCGGAGTTCGGCCTCAGCCACTTCTATGCTCATCTGGTTGGTAAGGCTGACCACCCAATACTCGCCAGGCACCGGAAACTTGATCCAGGGGTGCTCCCCCGATGCGGCCCACTCCAGCTCCTTGGCGCCGCACACTGTCTTTCCTGCCCTGTTGCCCGCGATGGCTTGCTTTATCCTTGCCTGGGACATGTGAAAGTCAAGCTGCGGCCTCCAATCAGGCTTTCTTTTGCTGAAGTACGGGTTGTAGAACATCCCGGGATAATCCCTCTTTCGGTTGTCACACTCTATTTTCAAGTCAAAGAGCTTTTTAAGTTCGTCGTCGCTTAACGGAACACCCTGCAAACTCCGCGCGTCCCAGTCTATGTCCCGGGTTATCTGCTCAAACGTTTGCCATGGCGTCCAGATTGTGGTCATCTTATTCCGAAATCAGATCGAAGGCTTCTATAAATTCTCTCATCTTGCGCGCGAGTTTTGTTTTTTCACACACAGCACAATTCGGTTTATCCTTTTCTTTCGGATCGGAAAGAATGAAAATCACATCTTTTATTTGCACGTGTGTATACCCCTCACCAATATCAAGCATAGTTCCATCTGCCGTATTTGGTATCTCTATCTTTGCTTTCACCAAAACCGTCTGCCCTGCTTTCAAGTCCTCCCTCTTGACTTCAGGCAATTCGATTTCTGCATTTTCACCAAGACCACCGTAATAGTCTTTTAGTGAACCTTTTATTCTCATACTACCTCCTTTTTGAATTATATATTATAAATATATTAGTAAAATAAAAAATAATATAAATATTATAACTGCTGTTGAAACTCCAAAGTCAAGAAAAGTCATTCAACAACCCTTTCTAAAATCAATCCTGGCGAACGCTAATGCCCTTTTTTTCAATCTTTCCCAGGCTTCGCAGGTATGAGACTACCCCAAATCGATTAAAACTCAACTGCGCGCTTAAAGCTCCCCTTTCTCCTTTACGGGGAGAACGTACCAGCATGGTACCAGTTCGGGGTATGGCTGGCATTTGCTTGCCCTACTACGTTTCAAGAAAACAAACCCATGTTCCGATAACTACGCTTCTGTTTCATATTTGCTATTTCAACTTATTATTCATTAATCAGTGCGTTTCGTTGTGCGGTGTCGGGTTTTGAAATATTATTGAGCCGACACCGGAACATGTTATCACTCTAAGTTTGTGCTGGTTTATCAATCGTTTCATTGTTTTTGGGCCTTAGGAACGAAACAAGATCATCTGGCGTACTCGGCATTGCGACGTTGATCTGAACTGCAACGCCTTGATTGTCTCCGCGATTGATTTTAGCCATATCCGACGATAAAGTGCTCAAAGTCGATACCTTTTCCTTGCTCAAATCTTTTTCTTTTAGCGTTTCGAGCGCCGCAGTTCCCACTATTCCGGCTGCTGTTTGTAGGTTTTCTGCTAGTTTATCCTTGACTTCTTTTTTAATATTACAATTTCGAGCTATAATATTATAAATAGCGCTTTCAGAGTAATTAAATTTATTTGCAATTTCTGGCACCTTTTGCGTAACTACATATTCCGCAAGTATTTTTTTTTTAGTAAGGGCGTCCATGTTGTTTGCCCGTTTTTTCCTTTTTGCTATCTTCATGCGATTCTCCCGAAGTGCCCGTAAACGTTGACAACAAAATTTTTGTGCCGTTTGACTTTCTTTTTAAAACAAGCCATAACGTGGCGATAACTTTCTTTTAAAACCTTTTCTAGCCTGGTGTTCACCTTGCGGTCAAAAAACGCCGATGATATAAACATTCAAAAATCTGCCTTTAAGTTCATGCCTTTAAGCCTTCTATATAATATTATATATTATATTAATATATATAGTTTAGTTTTTAGTATTTTGTTTTGAGTCTTTAAAGTCAAAGTCTTTTTCTTTAAATCTTCTTTAACTTCTTTGGCGTCGTCGTATCGTGTCTCATTTGCTGCTCATTTCGTGTCTCATTATAGGCGGTATGGTTAACTAACTCTATGACGGTAAATTGGTTATTTTTTCGTGTCTCAATCCGTGTCTCATTTTTAAAGCACTTTAATATTCTTTCAATTTTACAGCGGTTAATCCCCGTCTCAAAACTTAGTTGACGTATTGATGTTTTTATCTGTCCTTTTTTAATTCCGTTTTGCTTATTTACATAACCTGCTTTGATAAGCAAATGAATCCACAGGTGGACATATTCAGAATCTTTATAAAAAGCTGAATCCTCTATCTTACGCCAAACTTTTACAAAACCTCTGTACATTTGACAATCTCCCCGAAAAGATCGCCGGCCTTACTCAACAAGTGTTCGGGCACCGGTTTTTCAGGCCGGCGCGAATTCAAAACTGCAAACAAAAAAAGCGCCCAAGAATTAGGCGCTCAACAAAACTATTTTCTTCCAAAATTAATTGGTTGATATTGTGTTGCCTGATTTTTTAACAACACTTTTCCCATGTTGATAATATAGCTCTTGCATTTTGTTTTGTCAAGTAAGAAAAAAAATATTTTCTTTTCAATTTTTTATTGTTTGTTATTTTGCCGTCGATTAAAAACGGTTAAAAACTATTTTCAAATACCCCTTGACATTTAGAACGCAGTAATGTATAATATGAATGCAAAGACAAAAAAAGTTCTTTTAAAAAATCGGGGCTGGCGGCAGACAGTGCCTATAATATGAGGTTAGCGGCAGATAACCAGAATTATATTCCCTCTGCTGAAAAGTCCTGCCGGGCTTTAGTAAGTAGAGGGATTTTATTTTAAGGGGGTTTTGTGGACAAAAAACAAAGAGAAGAATTACAATATTTTTTTGACAGTTTGGATTATAGAAAATCTCAACTTTCAAAAGTGTACGGAAAGGATTTAGAGTATTCGGAGTATAAGCCGAAAATAAAAATAATCAAGCCTTGCGGTGAAACAAAATGGCTTGACATTACAGAAAAGGAACTCGGACAAATAGTTGACGTGTTGACAAAGGCGGTTGAAGTTAAAAAAGTATAGGGGGCGTTATGGCCTTATTAATGAGCGCACAACGAAGCATACTAAAAATGACGGGCTGTAGCAAATACGGGATATTAGTTTTAATCCAAACCCGTGGCGAATATCTCCGGCAGCTTGCGGAAAGCGTAATTAATGGGAACCTATCAATGGAAGCGGCGGCAAAGCTGTTAATGAAATATTAAAGGGGGGCTTAACCATGAAAGACGCACTAGATGTAATTGAATACCGGGGCTATAAAATAGAGGTACATCGGGACACGGACGCTTTTTCTCCGCAATAAGGGGGTAACATGTTAAAAAGTGTAACCATTAAAATTAAAACGGAAAACGCGGCATTTTGCGATTGTCCAGAGCAGGAACTAAGCAGGATATTGAAAGAACTTTCCGAAAAACTTGAAAACGGCAAACAGCCGGAAACCTTACTGGACTTTAATGGCAATGCCGTTGGAGAAGTAACTTATCGTTAAAAGGAGGTGCTATGTACGAAGTAAAAGGTTTTGCGAAGCAGTACTGGACAGTTGTGAACACGGCGAACGTGATGTTTAAGGCGTTGATACCTTGGACAAGAAGCAAGGCAATCGCGGACAAACTCTGCAAGATAATGAACGAAGAGCCTGAAGAGAGAGAGGATCTCGGCGTGCTGCACAGAAACGTTACTTCTGGCGAAGTTGTTACAGACGAAATGTTTATTGGTTAAAATGGGGGCGCAGAATGCTTTATAAATTCAGGTGTATCGATTGCCTGTTTGACTTCTATCGGCCCGGGAAGTGTCCTAAATGTGGCGGCAGAGGGGTACACATAGAAAATACAGAACCCCACGGAATAACCGCGATGGACAGGATGGCTATTAAAGAGTTGACTTTGTATTTAAAAGATCACCCGGGCCAGAAGTTAATCAGCGTTTCAAAGGTTAAGGCTTTGTTAAGTTGTCTTGACAAGCAAACGTCAATCATCGACGGGCTGAAAGGCGCTTGACAAATAAAAAACATAAGTGTACAATATAGGAAATTCATCACAGAAAAAAAGGAGATCCGCGAATGAACTTTCACCCCGTAGTTTTAATCCTCATGGCTTTAATCCTCATCGGCACCATTCTTGTTCCAATTTACGAAAAAGAAATCACAAAAGCGATTGACAAATTCTTTTGCTGGCTGTTCCGCATTAGAAACGATGACGACTTTAGAAACATGTTTAATAATCTAAGATAAAAATGGAACCCCAAAATGAATGCTAAGACAAAGCAAATCAAAGCACTGCTCAAACGCCTCAACAATGTAAATCTTCGGCTCCCGACATCTCAGTTGGGAGTTATCAAAAAACTTGACGACATAATCCGCAGAAGAACATGCCCTATCTGTTTTAGGGAATTTATGCCTACGCATAACCGGCAGATTTTCGATACCTCCGAATGCGCGCGCACAGCGACAAACAAAAGACATCTGGCATTTTATCACAAAACAAAAAAGCTGAAAAGAGGCATAAAATGATTGAAAAACTTACCAGAGAACAAGAAAACCAGCTAGTAGAATATAGAGAGTATTGTCTAAAACGCGGCCTATGTACGGATCCTGCCAATAGAGGCCTTGCCGAAAATGCAATTAACGCTTTTTATAAAAAACTTAATAAACCAAAACCATATATATGGTGGTGCGGTAGTGTTTGGATGTTTGCCTTCAATTTTATCGTAAAGGAGAAAGACATGAAAAGGATAAATAACCAACATGGCGATGTAATTTTAAAAGAGACCTTAGAAATTCCTAAAGATGCGAAAAGAGTAAAAGCATGTAATGGGTTTGTGATAGAAAAAGGGGAAGGGGTACATACCCATGTTTTAAAAGCCGCTGGCTGTTTAACGCAAAAAGATTTTGATGCCTCGGTTGAAGTGTGGGCAATAAATGACACTCTTTTAATAAAGGTAAAAAAAGAGGGTGTAAGCATAGACCATGAAGAACATAAAACGCAGCCCCTAAAAAAAGGCATACACGAGAAGGTTATCGAAAGAGAATTTGATTACGAAAACGAAGTCGAAAGAAGAGTGATAGATTAACATGAGCGATAATCCCTCGATCGTTGATTATCGCGGCGACAGAAAATATCTCAAGCAAGTGAGACGCCGGCGCTGTTTCATCTGCGAAGGGTGCTTCCACGAAAGGCCGATAAAAGGAATGGTAAAATTCAAGGTTGAGGGCCGGACAATTCGGATGTGTTCAGTCTGCAAAAAAGAAAAAGGAATAAAATGAAACTCTCAGCGAACACGATTAAACTATTCAAAGACTGTCCGCGCTGCCTCTGGTTGGAAAAGAGGCACAAAATTAAACGTCCTTCCGGGGCTTTTCCTAGTTTGCCCAGGGGAATAGACGAGTGTATGAAGAACTATTTTGACAAATACAGGGTAAGACCTGAACTGGCCGGTAAAATGCCACCAGAACTCAAGCTGGAGGGCTTTAAAGGCACATTTTACGGTGCCACCCGGGAAGAAATGGAACGCCTGAATAGATGGCGGTCCTACCGAAAGAGCGACCTGCAATATACCGATCCCAAAACCGGCGACGTGCTATATTCAGTCATTGATGATTTATTGTTTGGGTATGACGGGTTGTTCGTGGTCATTGATAACAAGTCGCGGAGTTCTGCACCGAAGCCAGAAACAATTGACATGTATCGCCACCAGATAGGAGTTTACAATCTATGTCTTAACGCTTGTGGTTACAAAACAGCGAACTATGGCTTCTTAAATTTTGTCTGGCCCAAAGAAATGTCCGAGGGGTGCATTGTTGATTTTGAAACTCAGGCAGTCAGAGTTGATTGTGACGATGAAGCAACGATAAAACTTTTTAATGGCGCCGTGGATTGCATTAATTCAGAAACACCACCAGAAGAAAACCCGAAGTGTGATTATTGTGGATATAGCGAAAAACTTTGTGGTTTTGTTTCTGAAAATTTTCTTGATTGCAAGGTTAGAAAATGAAATCTTTTTACATCTCATTTGGGCAGATACATGTTCACCGGGTTAATGGTAAAACATTTGATAAGGATTGTATTTGTGCGATTGAAGCAAAAGACGAAGAAGAAGCACGAGAAAAAGCGTTCGAGTGCTTCGGAAATAAGTGGAGCTTTATATATAAAGAAACTCCTGATATGAAATGGTTTCCCAGGGGAATCATTAACCTGGAAAACAGTTGCCTACCTGGACTCTCTTATTGCCGTCACTGCAACATAAAATTTGACTCTAACGTCTCAGGTTGTCCCAAGTGTCATAGAAGTTTTGTGGATTGAGGAAAAAGGAGAACAGATGCAAGAAAAAAAAGTTAAGCCTTATTTGAGTCAGTCCCGGCTTTCTCTTTACGAGCAGTGTGGCGTGAAGTACCAACTGCGCTACTTGGAGAACAAAAAGAACCCTTCGACATTCACGCAGATCCGCGGCACCTCAGTTCACGCCGGAGCCCAGCAAAACTTTAAACACAAACTTAAAAAGAAAGAGGACCTCAGAAAAGACGACATTGTGGACATAGCTGTTGCTGCTTTTGAGGAAGAACTTAAAAAAGGGTACTCAGTAACGGCGGAAGAAAAGTCAAAAGGTGTCAAACTTGTTAAGTCAGACACAAAAGATATCGTAGCTCTCATGTCTGAGACTTTCGCACTCCAGGTGGCGCCGAACTACATGCCATTATTCGTCGAAGAAGAGCAGCGCATCATCGTCCAGGACTGCGAATACGACTTGTTGGCCCGGATGGATGTTTGCGATGTCAAAGAGAATGTCATTGACATTAAGACTAGCAAGCGATTCAAGAGTCAATGGGAAGTAGACGTCAGCGAGCAGTTGAGCTTTTATGCCCTGGTTTACAAAGCAAAGACAGGTCGGCTGCCGCGGTCATGCAAATATGAGAGCCTCACAACTGGCGGTCAGGTTAAGACCTTAACCTCCCGGCGCACGATTGAAGATTTGAACGTAATCCTGAGGCGTATCAACATGATGATAAAAGGTATCAATGCCGGAGTGTTTGTTCCTTGTCAGCCTACAGACTGGCACTGTTCTCCGGACTACTGTGAGTTTTTTTCAGAATGTTTATACGTTAAAGGGATGACTGGAAAATGAAAATCTACATTGCCGGCCCAATGACAGGTTACAAAGACTACAACTATCCCGCTTTCATGGAAGCTGAGGAAAGAATCGGAAATTTCACCCATGGGAACTGTGAGATTTTCAACCCCGCGAGAAATCCGGAACAAAAGACTTATGCCGACTATCTCCGAGAGGCCATCAAACTGTTAATCCAGTGTGACACAATTTACATGCTTCCAGGATGGGAAAAGTCAAACGGGGCAACGCTCGAACACAAAATAGCAGTTACTTTAGGAATGGAAGTGATTTATGAATAGCGAAGATATGACGTGGGAAACCCCGCAAGAGTTTTTCGATGAATTGAATAAAGAATTTAGTTTTACGCTCGATCCGTGTGCGACAAAAGAAACTGCAAAATGCAAAAAATATTTTACCAAACAAGAAAACGGCTTAATTCAGGATTGGGGGGGGGCAACGGTGTTTTGCAATCCTCCGTATGGTTCCGAAATTAAATTGTGGGTTAAGAGATGCAGTGAGCATAAAGGAAAAGTTGTGATGCTTATACCGTCAAGAACGGACACAAAATATTTCCATGAATATATTTACAAGAAGCCAAACGTGGAGATTCGATTTATCAAAGGTAGATTAAAATTTAAAGGGAAACAAAAGGGTAGTGGCGCAGCACCCTTCCCAAGTATGATTGTAATTTTTAATTAAAGGAGGAAACATGGTAGAAAATAAGTTGGCAACAAAAGTGCAGACAGTAGACATGATGTTGAAGTCACCGGGAGTGCAGGCAAGGTTTAAAGAGGTTCTCGGGAACAGGGCTCCGAAGTTCGTGAGTAGTGTCATATCCGCATTGAACACAAACCCGGCATTGAAGAAATGCGACGGGACCTCAGTTGTGGGCGCAGCAATGATCGCGGCTTCGATCGATCTTCCCATCAACCAAAGCCTTGGATTCGCTTACATCGTGCCGTATGGCGGCTTGGCGCAGTTCCAGATAGGATACAAAGGTCTTATCCAGCTTGCAATCAGGACAGGGCAGTATAAGAACACCGGTGCTTCAATCGTCTACAAAGACGAGTTCAAAAGCTGGAACCCTCACACGGGAGAACTTGTCTTTACCGACTCTTCAAAATGGAAGATGAGAGAGAAAGGTAACGAAAAAGACATTCTCGGGTATGCCGCATTTTTCAAAATGATAAACGGTTTTGAAAAGTGGTTATATCTTAAAAAAGAAGAAGTCGCGGCACACGGCAAAAAGTTCTCACAGACATACAAGAAGGGCACAGGGAGATGGATGGAAGATTTCGATACAATGGCTCTCAAGACCGTCATTAAGATGCTTATAAGCAAGTGGGGCATGATGTCCGTTGACATTCAGGGATCCCAGCTTGAAAAGGCGCTTGAGGCCGATCAGGGCGTTGCAGACGAGAACGGAGTGGTCGAGTTCCCGGACAACCCCTCATCCGAGGCAGCCACAAGCCTGGAAGAACGCAAAAACAAAGTTCTGGCCCGGGCAAGAGATATGGGTCATACCGATGCCGAGCTTGTCGATGTTGTAGGCCCATTCGAAGAAATAACAGAAGCTAAACTAGACAGCCTTGAGGATGCACTTGACAAGAGTGGGCCTAAACAGACAGAAAAAGAAGAAAAATCCAGCCAGATGAGCCTTAAAGATCTAAATGGCAGAAAAAAGTAGTACGTTCTTATGCTCCGATTGTGGCAAATATAAGCCTCTCCGGTACAGCGAAATGAGAGGCAAAGGGAGGATTTGTCAGGATTGTTCAGAACAGGAAGTAGTAATTCGCGTTAAAGGGAGGGCACTTAACAATGCCAACAAAAGTCAAGGACAAAATTGAGCACAGCAAAAGGCAGCAGGAACTTATCCCGGGTTCAGAGAAAGACAAAGAACTCCAGGGCCTCGGGCGCGCCTGGCTTATAGCAAAAGAAGAATTTTGCGACAAGCGCGACGCAGTGGTAAAGGCTGGCGAGAACCTCGCGGCATTTTTAAAGGCAAACAAGATTAACTCGTTTGTTTGCGAGGAAACCCGCATCAGCATCAAAACGACAGAGGCGAAAGTCAAACTCGTCTCGCAGGAGGTGAGAGTAGAAGACTAAGCAGCAAAAACTCGTTTTTAGCACATCCGGGGACATCCGGCGGCTCAACACGTCTCGTGTCCTCGGATGAATATTTCAAAAGGAGAAATATGTACTATATAGGAATTGACAACGGACCCACCGGATCGATTGCCGCCTTACGTAAAGGCATCATTGAATATTACCCTATGCCGGTTTATCAAGAACAATCTTATACGAAAAAAGCTCAAATGACTACTCACGTCGATACACAAAAGTTGAGAGAGATACTTATTAAATATATTAACGACCCTGAGGGATGTATGTGTCTTAGAGAAAGACCTTTTACGGGAATGTTTTATAAAGCAGTTGTATCGGCAGCTCGGGCAGATGAGGCCACAACAATCGTACTGCGCGAATTAAATATGCGTTCCGAGTATTGTGACAGTCGCGACTGGCAACGTAAAATGCTTCCGCAAGATATGGGGAAAATAATCACTACAAAATCCGGGCACCAGAAAAGGAAAGTTGAACCGCGAGAACTTAAAGAAGCAAGTCATGACATAGCATGTCGTCTTTTTCCGACAGCACGGGCATGGCTATTAAAAACGACAAAAAAAGGCATAAAGAAGATCGATGGAGATTCAATTCTTATCGCAGAATATTGTCGCAGATTTATAGGAGACTAAAATGTTCTTCTCAGTAAAACCCTTCAAAGAATGGTGGAACGAAGCAAACCCTTTCAAACGTAAACCTAAAGTTGAGTTCATCAAGATACAGAACCCTAAAACTCCAACAAGCATCGAGGTGAATTACTCCGCTACCAGGTCTCACCGGGAACGTCTCAGACACAAAAGAAGAATCATCAACGCCATAGCCCGCAAAAGCAGGAGATACAATTATGCTCATGCCTAAAGACGTTATCGAATTGCTCGTATTATTAGCCATTCTGTTTTTATTGTTATTGCCCTATCCGTGGTAAGGAAAAAAAATGCCTGTCGTAACAAAACCAAATCCAGCAGATCCATATGAACAACTTGAGCTTGCTGTAATAGGCGGATTGATTCTTGATAGAGAAGTTGGCGGCAGCCAAGCCATAGAAGATATACCTGAGTACATCTTTGTAAATAAGACACATAAACTGCTGTTTAATTTTCTTGTTTCACACCCATCCTGCCGGGATGTTGTCACAATAATGGCAGAGCTCAAACAGGAAAAAATAAAAATCTCAGCAAAAACACTTATCGACGCAACGAGTACCTGCAAATCTATCGCCCTTCTTCCAAACTATATTAAGCAGCTTATTGAAAAGCGCAAAAGACAGACTATATACTCAATTATTTTTAACAGTAAGGGCGAACTGTCCGATAGTGATATGCAAGACCTCAATGATTTGACAGAACTTAGACCGGCCGACACTCTGAGGGTGGTCCCATTTGAAGAACTTGCTAATGTAAACTCTTTTGATAAAAGGTATTCGCAGCGCCAGAAGCTATATAAAGACGGCTACCCACACCCCACAGGATTGGCTACATTGGACGATTACCTGGGCGGCTGTCATAAGCGTGAGATACTGACCATATGTGGCGCTAGTTCTAAAGGAAAGACAGCACTAGCCACGCAGATAGGCGTAGAGTTAGCCAGAAAAGGCGCCAAGGTTATTGAGTTTCAGCTAGAAATGGATCCGGAGCACATAGTTGACCGAATAATTAGCTACGAAGCCGGCATTGAAAATTACAAGATACAGTATGCCAAGGCTGGAACCGAAGATATGACGCGGATCTCAGAATACTTAGGTAAGAACGATTTTTACAAGATACCTTTTTTTATCTGCGACTCCCCAAACGTTTCTTTGCCGGGCATCAAAGAAATCGTCCGACAGCACTCCCCTGATTTTATCATCGTTGACTATATCCAAATTATGCGATTTAGCGAGGGCGAGAACCAGGAAAGAAAGATAGCGCATTTTATGACCGGGATGAAAGCTCTTGTCCGGGAACGTGATTTCGGAGCCCTTATCTGTTCACAGATAACTACGCAGATGGACGGCAGCCTGGAAGCAAAGGGCGCTCGGGCCATTGAAGAAACATCCGATCGAATGATTATCTTAGACATGAAGAAAAAGGACATGGCAGACAAGGTTTGGCCTATGAGCTTGATTATAAAAAAGAATAGACACGGTCCGGTAGCAGTTGTGCCACTTAAATTTTATCGGCAGAAGTTAACTTTCTCAGAAACATAATAGCGAGGTCAAGCCATGAGTTATTTCCTGTTATTAGTTATTGTTGCACTTATGCTGATTTCGATTATTTTTTTACTTCTAAAATCTAAAAAATTAGATAAAAATGCTCAATTAAAAACTTTAAAAAGTGCAGTGATAACGGGTGTCGGTATAAGGATGGATGGTAAATATATAGACACTAAAAAATTTTATCTAAGGAGTGAACATGAAAAAGAGAGTGTTTAAATGTCCGGTATACACAAATCTAAAAGAATGTAAACATACGATGTGCGTTTGTTATGATTATTTTGACGGTACATGTGGATTTAAAGCTAAGAGGAGGAAGGGATGAAAACAACTATAGAAGAACTTGCTATTAAATATTTTGCAATCACGGGCAATAGTCCTGAATTTAGTTTTTGGAGCTGGCTAGATTCAATAGGCGCAGTGCCGGACGAACAAGAGTTAAAAGAGATATTAGAAAATATATATTCTTATATTTAAAAGGAGGCCGCCGTGAGAGATGAGATAAGGGAGATTTTGTGTGAAGAAATGTGTGGGCCTTGCAGGGCGCATGATTGGCAGTGTGGAAAAGAGGATTATGCTTGTAAAAAAATAATTGACATTGAAAAACCTATCCTCGCCCTAATCGAAAAAGATTATATCCCCAAGAAAAAGGCTGTTGAGATTGTGGATTGGTGCAAGTGGTATATAGTTTTAGCGGGCAATGAAATGAAACCGTGCGAGGCTATTTTAAAGAAAGACCTCAAATCCAAGCTGGGAGGGAAAAATGAAATATAAATATATAACTAAATATCCCAGACTCCCCCAAAAATTTGACAGAAGAAAGAAAATATCCTTACAGAAAAGAAAGCAAATCATATATATGTATCATCAAAATATGAGTTATAGAGACATAGCCAGGATTTTAAAAATAAGCACATATACTGTTGCAACAACCATTCATCCAGAACGATTAGAAAAATACAACCTAATAAATTTAAAAACAAAACTAAAAAAGTATCATTTAAAAAAACATGATAAGCAATATAAAATATATTTAGCTAACAAACAAAAAGAAATAGACGCTTATATACGCAAAATTAATAGAAAAAAATTAAGGGGATATTACAACTACGTTCAGGCAAAATATATAGCTAGAAAACAGGAACCACAGGGGAGGCACAAATGACCGATAAGACGGAAGGGAAGAAAAATTGCATGGATTGTTTTAATTCCTACATAGACGACGAGGAAAGCAGTTGCACTACTTGTGGAAAGGAACTTCTTAACTGGCTCCCATTCCCGCCTGCCAAAGAGGAAAGAAAGTGCAATTGTACGAAAGATATAGGGAGCAGTGTAACAGTAAAAGGTGACAAGTTTATCTGTCCGCAATGCGGTGGGGTTTGCGGTGTGATTAAAGAGGGAAATATTGAAGTAGTGGACGCTGAAAACAGAATGATAGATGTTTATGAGCCGGAGGGGTGGGAGGAGAGATTCGAGGCTAATTGGAATAATAACAATTGGTTGTGCGAAGGAACAATCACAAATCGGAATACATACAAAATTAAATCTTTCCTCCGCGCCGAGATTACAAAGGCTGTAAAGGAATACGATAATGAACTTTTTGCAGAATATAAATCATTTGACTTGGACGACGACGCTAATTTGCTCATAGGCATGAAACACAGAAAACAAGTCCTCAAAAAGCACGGGCTGTGGGAAATAGCCCCACTTTTCCGCGCCGAGATTGCGGAGGCGGTGAAAGAGTATGATAGAAAAGTTGTAAAAATAGAGCATGGTTGTTTTTATTGCGGTGGTGGGGGTATGTCAACATTGGACTATAAAGTAAATATTGAAGAACGAAAAAAATTACTCAAAAAGCACGGGCTGGGGGAGTAAACAAAAGGAGGAATGTATGAAAGTTGAGATTAAAAGCAGATTTACAGGCAAAATTATTCTTTGCGGAGAATACGAAAGTATTAAAAGTTGTTTAGAAAAAAACAGGGGCGCATACTTGAGGGGCGCAGACTTGAGGGACGCAAACTTGGGGGGCGCAGACTTGAGGGGCGCATACTTGGGGGGCGCAGACTTGAGGGGCGCAGACTTGAGGGGCGCAGACTTGAGGGGCGCAAACTTGAGGGGCGCA